TGACAATTCGTAGAACGAATGCGACCGACGTTGCCATGGCTGTTGTAGAAGATGGAACAGTTTCAAGTCGCATTTACGCCGATGGAGCTATTTACAATTACAACATCACTAATGGTCTTGCTTTTTTAGCATTTGATAATGAATCCGGCACTAACGGAGCGTATGCGGCGATGGGTTGCGTCAATGTTAGCGGTGCGAAGGAAGCCAGAATTACTGCTGGATCTAGTGCAAGTGATGACGTTTCGCTTTCATTCGTCACGGCTAACGGTGGAACGGAAGATGAGCGGATGAGGATTTCGCATGATGGCGAATTTTGGTTCGGGATAACGACATCACAGGTCGATCAAAGCAGTGGAAGTGGAGGACATTTTATTGGCAAGCCTGGAGGTTATGTGGGATTTGCTAGGGCGGATGATCCTGTTTTGTATGTGAATCGCATAGGTGGCGACGGGACGCTAATAGTCCTCCGTCACGCTGGAACCACTGAAGGCACTATCTCTAGTTCTGGCTCGACGATTTCCTACAATGGGGGCCACCTTTCCCGATGGTCACAACTCGCTAACGGCGCAGCACGTACTGAAATCTTGCGCGGCTCTGTATTAAGCAACCTTGATGAAATGTGCGAATGGGGCGAAGAAGACAACGAACAACTTAACCGCATGAAGGTCAGCGACGTTGAAGGTGATAGAAACGTTGCTGGTGTGTTCCAAGCATGGGACGATGACGACGACACTTACACCAACGACTTCTACTGTGCGATGACGGGTGATTTTGTCATTCGTATTGCCCAAGGCATAAGTGTTGAGCGCGGCGACTTGCTGATGTCTGCTGGCGATGGAACGGCAAAACCTCAAGATGATGACATTATCCGCTCCAAAACAATTGCCAAAGTGACCAGCATAACTGTTTCAACTACTTATTCTGATGGAAGTTATTGCGTGCCTTGTGTTCTGATGGCTTGCTAGGTCTAGAAACCCGTATTGCCGCATTAGAGTCGTAGCGGCTAAACTCACCCCGAAAGCATTTAACTCATGTCTGATCCCGTCACCACGTTCACTTGGTCGATTAACACTCTGGAGCGTCACACCGCTGACGGCATCGTTTACAGCGTCCACTACAACATCAACGCAACAGACGGCACCTATTCTGAAGGTGCTTACGGTTCCGTTGGTCTTGAGGCCCCGCCAGAGGAAGGCTATGACGTTGTTGCTTACGACGATCTGACTGAAGAAGTCGTGCTGGGTTGGACGAAGACTGCTCTTGGCGGTGATGAAAAAGTCACTGAAATCCAGAATGCGCTCCAAGCACGGATCGATGAGAAGCGCACACCAACCAAAGCGCATGGCAAGCCCTGGGAATGAATCCGTTAACACCTAAGGATTCTGGAGCGGGAGGACAATGGCTAAGTCATTGAGCAATGACATCTTCGTTGTTGGTAAACCCAAAAAGACCAGACAAGGAAATGGCCAACACTCCCGTCCCAGAAAGGGCAAAAAGCCCTACCGTGGCCAAGGCAAGTAGACTTTCCTCCCATGATCAAAGCACTCGCTCTAGCTGTTTCTGGTGTTCTCGTTGGTTCAGCTGCATTGGCTGGCCCCTATGTGAACGTCGAGAATAACGCTGGCTATCAGGACGGCTACCTCGGTAGCACGACTGACATCAACGTTGGATTTGAAGGTTCAAGCGACGTTTACGGCTATTACGTCCAAGCTGGTCCTGCCATTGTTGCTCCTGACGGTGATGACGCCGAAATGGAAATCAGCGGCAAGCTCGGTGGAAGCGTGCAAGCCACGGATTCCTTTGGGGTCTATGGAGAGGTGTCATTCATCACAGATGACATCGAGCCTATCTTCGGAACCAAAATCGGCGTGAAGTACGCTTTTTGAGCTAGTCTGAATTTGCAGAGCTGACCCCCTGTCCTCACACCAGGGGGTTTTTTATTATGCAAAAGCTGGTCAATGCCATGGCTGTGACAGCGTTCCTGATGTCTGGAGCGTTGACTACCGTCGCTGTTGTTGCCTACACGAAGATCCCGCAACTAACGACACGGTTCATGGATCAAGTGCAGACTGAGATCCAGAGCAAGATTAGTGAAGCCATTGCTGGAGCGTTGCCCCCTGCTGTACGGGATGCGATGCCAGAGTTGCCGGTTGAAACTGGTCCCGCAATTCCATCAATCACATTGCCCGGTGGCTGATCAAAGCTATCGATCCAATTACGAATGGCTTCGCCTGTTGGGATGCTTTTGGGGCAGCGGATAAATTTGAGCAGTTCTTTTTTGTCAGTGAATGGTCGAGCGGTTTTGCCGTTGAATGCGATATACACTACAGGCGGACCTTCACGGTTTTGGATACGTTCCACGATTAACTGACCTGATTGAAACCGCTCTGTTTTCATGCCTCAGATTAGACCTATCAAGGATATTAGTTTGACAGAGATTCCAGCGCCTAGGCCAATACCTAACCCAGTTTTGCCAAAGGTTCCACCTATCACGACATGGATGGACATACCAACAGCAGATCTGCCGGTATATGACGCTTTGGACTTGACACCTGGGATTACACCGCCGGTAAGCCCGAAACCGACGATGCAACCAAGTGAAGGGAAAAAACCGGAGGGTGCGTCAAGCCCTCCGGTCCCGCCCCTGAACGAAGAAGCGTCTCAAACTCCTCCGCCTTCAATGGTAGAGCAGAAGTTACCGTGTCCGCCACCTGACGCAATTCCTTTAGGAGCAAGGAACAAATCTCAAACCGCCGTCATAATTGGTTATGAGCGTAATGAGTTAACTGGGACGTGTGAACCAATCCTCAAACCGCTGGACGTACCAACGATCATCAGCGCTTATTTACCTGGTGCGCCTGTTGTGGTTACGACTGCAGCGATTGCAGCTATGGCAACGACTGTTGCTGTTGCATCTAGGCCGTTAGGTGATGTGGTGCTGAAGATCGTAAAGCCTACAGTAAAAAAGGTGACTAAAATGATTTTGAAAAGAAAGGGGGAACGTCCTATTGCTTTGCGGGATCGGATTCTTGCTCAACGTGAGAGGAATCGTGCAATTCTTGCGCTACGTCGTTCACTGAAACCTTAGGGATTGGATGAATATGGGGCGGCAGAACACCAGGCGGATTCGTCAAGATTACATCCGCGCAGATCGCAGAAAAAGGCGATTCAGGGTGGAACATGACACCATCTTTAAGCAGTTTCGCGCAATTTTTCAAGCGTGCAATTTCGTAGTTCAGGCGCTTATCTGCCAGCTGGGCCTCAAAGAGCTTTACTTGTTTTTCCGCCGCTTGCCTGCAAAGCTTTACATGATGACGGTCGAGAGGGATTGAGATTGTTGCGGTAATTCCTCCGTTAACGGAAAAGTTTGTTTTTTGTCCTGTTCTGACTGGCTGGTAGTAGAGAACATGGCCTGGGCGATCAGGGACACCATCAGGAATAGGATTGCCTTCTGGATCGAATGCGCCTTCGATGTCACTGTTGTCGTAGACAGGGTTGTCGTAATAATGCTCGGTTGGAGTGCTCCAGCCTGTGGTGGTAGTAAGGAATGGATTGATATTTAACGTGCTACCTTGGCAGCTGACATTTGCAGAACCATAGTTCCAGGTGTATTGGCGCGAAGGCACCACCTGGACAGCTTGGTTCGTAACACTGCCACTGCTGTTTGCCACTGGGGCGGCGGTACTTGAGACTTGTGCATTTACTGGAGCGGAGGTTAGCAGGATAGCTGCTAGGAAACGCTTCATTGGCTAAATGTAGATGTGGTTTCAGTTAGCTGTTCGATGTCCGTTTCGCGGACGATGATTGTGTGTTGCGTAAGGCCAGGGCCTTGAAGCGTTTCAGCAAACTGGAACGGCGCACCTTCTTCCACAATGTTCCAGATAGGTTTATCAGCAGGATCAAGGCCCACCCAGCGACTAGAAATACCATCGATTGTGTTTGTTGTCGTCGTTAACGCCATAGGCGCAACGAACTCATCAGACTTTACGTTAGATCCTGAGGCAGTGTATTCATAGCCAGTGCGGTACTGGTAAGAGTTTATGACCTCATTGACTTTGGTTTTTGTCGTTGTTGTGCTGCTTGTTGTGCCCTGTTGGAAATTTGGGACGACAGGGATTGCAGCAGCCGCTGTTGCGTCCAGCAGGATAAATACGATAAACAGCTTAAACATCATTTGATTGTCAGCTCTTGAATGACTTGACCGATTGCTGTCGTGCCAGCTCCACCAGATGTAATTGAGATGGCACCATCAGTTGCAATCGTTCCAGCAAGATCACCTTTGACTCCTCCAGAAGTTGTTGTGGTGCTGCCAAAAATTGGCAGGCTAGGCACTACTCCGGCGGTGACTGTTGTTGAGAGGATTGTTGGGACATCGTCTCCTTCTGTGTATGATTCTGCATACGAAAATGCGTCACCAGCAGTAGTAATGCTGTACTCGCCAGGAGTGTAACCAAGAGCGGTGCCGGAAGTAAGTGTGCCAAGCACAGGAGCAGTGTCCAGAGTGACGTTATTGCCAGATATTGCCATTGAAGACGGAATTCGCGTTGCAACTGATCCTGCTCCATCAACAGTGAGTTGAACTGACGACGAAATTTTATTGATGATGTCTGCGTGAGCTGGAGCGGCAATCAGTGTAGCCAGGAACATTAGAAGCGGTTTCATTTTGCAGCGGGGGCAGATTTTGTATCAATCTTAGGCTCCTCCTTCTTTTTGCCGCCATTACGGCCGACATTGACACCCATGGCAGCCATCGTGCCAGTGAGCAGACTGGCTGGAAAGGTTGGATCAAGTGATTGCTTGAAAACGCCTAGGTAGTTGGCAGTCAGGATGGCCATGCTCCAGGCAAGGACCGCCAGCTTTACAAAATCAGCTAGGAGTGAAAAGTCCTTTTCTTCTTCTGGCTTTTGCTGTTGGGGTGTTTCTGCCATGATGGTTGCAGTCGGTAACGGGGCATGGTTGAAGTTTGGGCCGCCGTTGCTGGCGCGTCAATCACAGTGGCTGGTATTGGTGCCAGTGGCTTGAATCGCCAGAGTCAGCAAGGAAGAGATTCACTGGTGCGGCTGACGACAGCTGTTGACAACCTAAGCGGTCGCCTTGATGTCTTGCATTCAGACATCAAATCCAAGGATTTAGAAGTTTTTGCTCGTTTGAGCGAGTTGGAGCGTAGTGTTGCAAGACTGGAAGGGCATTCTGAGCGGCACTAGACTGTAGGTAATTGCATCTAGCCCAATGCTGCTACTGATCAAGCCAATTTTGTTTAAGTTCCTTCAGTCTGAAGGCGTCAAGAAAATGCTGATCGAGATGCTGGAGGCATATGCCAAGACGACTGACAACACGATTGATGACCGTGTCGTGGATTATGTGAGGCAAAATCTGTTCCCTACCGCCAAGGCAGAAAAGTGAAACCGCTTTGGGGCTTAGCACTAGGCTGGTTTTTTCTTGGTGGAGCGGTAGCCGGGTTTGTAGGACTTTCTGGATTATTGTTTGGAGCTGCGTACACTGCTGGGTTAAATGCTAGTTGCCAAGCCTCGTTAGAATGAAGCAACGCATTTGGTTCTCCGTGGGCTTGCTGTCATTGCTACCGTTTTTCCAGCATTTTAGAGATGACTCCCCTCACCAACTTGCCGCTATTAAAGAGCTTGAGGAATCCATTGACCCGGAATTACTTAAGACGGATGCCGATTGGTTTGAATCGTGGAAGGCATCTGGATATGATCAAGAGATCTACATGCCATACTTTACCCAGCACGATAACATCACGGGAACTGGCTATCGAGAGTGTTTTAGTTCAGCAGCTGCGATGGTGGCAGCTTTTTATAATAAGGTCAAAACAGATGATGAATACAATCAAATCCGTGCCAAATTTGGTGACACGACGTCTGTTCAGGCGCAGATTGAAGCATTAGAGAGTTTAGGTCTGAACGTCCAGTTTCGAGATGATGGTGACGCAGACTTGGTAGAGCTAGAGGTTGAGAACGGTAGACCTGTAATGGTCGGTTGGTATCACCATGGTGATTTAACTCTTGGCTATTCTATTAACTGTGGTGGGATGGGTTGCGGCCATTGGAGCGTAATTAGTGGATATTACGGCAGGAATAGTGCTGACCCTGGTTGGATCATGCAAGACCCTAGAGGCGAACCAGATCTAATCAAAGGTGGCCATAAGAATCCGCATCTGGGGCGTAATGTGCGAGCGCTCCAACGTGAATTTAGGCCACGTTGGGAGGTAGAAGGATCTAGGACAGGCTGGGTAATTTTGGTGGACAATGACTGATCTTTACTGGCTATGGACGTTTATGCACAGTTTTTTCACGACAGTTGTGATCACTTGCGCTCACCCTACAAATTGGGATAATTGTTTTCCTGTGCATGAGTGGATGGTGCCGTGGATTCACGACGTGGTTCACATGCACGAAAACGGTGCTTATCATGCGGAAAAATGCACTCTGCAACAATCTGATCATGGACTGGATGATCGTTACTCCAAGCCTTGAGGAAGAACTGTCAATAGAGCGATCTGTTCGGGAGGTGCAAAACTGTGATGATAATGAGATGCTTAGGCATCTTTGTGAAGCACTTGTGCGTCAAAGCTGGCATCAGGGAAAACTTTTGGCACAGGCGGTGAATCACATCGCGTCTTTAGACGATGAGTTTGATTGAGAAATTTGCAAAAAATAGTTGTAAAGCCAAACAGCTTGCCAATCTTGGCGGTGACACCGCATCATTCCAGCAAACTCGACGCACCATTGCCACTCGCCGTCTTGGTAGATGCGTTTGATGGTAGGTGCTGCCATAAAAAAAGGGGAGCCGAAGCCCCCGTTACCCTCTTCTGTCTAAGACTAGAAAGGAATGTCGCCGCTGTCACCTGGCTTGGGCTTTGCGTCGCTTAGAGCCATTAACAGGTAGTCATTGCCTGCCTTGCTTTCACGCGGCATCAGGTTGGCACGCAGCCGCACGCAATCCTCACCTTTCTGGTTTTGCACGCGGTCTGCAGTTTTGACCCACTCAAAAAGTTTGCGAAGTTCTTCAGTAGGAACTTCCATTGAGGCCCAATAATGGCCGTCTTTTTCTTTGTCTTTGTTAAAATTGCCCCAGACTGTGAAGGCATCAGGCTTTCGATCAGGCATTAGTTCTGTTGAAAAATTGAGAGATGATGGAAAAAAGAGCCGGGTTAATTACGCCGTCATGGTTTCGATCTGCATAGTGTTGCAGCTGTTCTGACAGGCGTTCATCTAGCCGAACTTGAAAGTGACGATGCGAACGCTTGGCGTCCGTTTTGTCTTGCGAAGATTTTGTGTTAGGCATTGCATTCTAGCGTTGCTCGTACTCCCCCACATTATCTTGAATCCATTTTTGATGTTTCTTGCTTGTGATTAACGGCGCAATTTTTGCGTCTTTGCTCAGGTTGAAGCGACTGCGGAATGCTTCGACAAACATCTCACGGTTAGAGGCGGGCATGTCGCTGATCCACTGCAGAAGCAGTTTGCGCTCATCTTCTGAAAGTGGCTGATCGTCTGGGTTGACGTCTTTGACTTTTGGGGCTGGTGCTGGGTTTGATTTGACTTGTTCGCGGTGAGGGTTTTCAACCTCTTCGCGTGCCCAGAGCTGCCATGCCAACCCAAAATGCGCTGCTGCTGCAGTGCAGAGGCAGCGACGGTGACTGTCTGTCAGATCGCGTGCGCTTACCTTTTCAAAGGCAATCGCATTATTTCGGTTGTCCATGACGGCCTGAGGAAAGTCAGGCGTGCGCTGACCGTCTGGGCCTGTGAAATAGCCGACAACATATGCAGTGCCATTTGGAGCTTTCCAAACATGACCGCTGTCAACGTAGTGCGCTAAGTGGAACTGATAGCCAGGCGCGTGTTCGTGAAGCAGGTGCATGGTGCGGCACCAATTCACATAATCTGCCTTGTAGCTGCCGGTGCCTTTTTGGCTTACGTCATCAGAAGTGATGACATTGCCAAGATTAGGAAAGAGCTGTGACGGTGATGATGGCGCAGGGTTGTTCTCTGTCATTGGCGTAGCGTTTGTGTGCAATGAGGCTGATGACTTGAGCGTCATCGTTGTAGACAACGCCAGAAAGACTGTCTAGGACGCTTCTACTTACTTTGTCCACGTCTCCGATTCGTGTTATGCAATGGGCAGGGGCTTTGGGGTTTAGCTGTCCGTTAGTTCGGAAGTGGTTTTTAGGCCGTGCAAAAACAAACGTAACTGATAAAAAAATAGCCGCGTCCATATTGGCATACCAGCTTTCTGGACGCAACTCGAGCGCCGTGTGTTTGACGTCAAGACGCCATGGCTTGCATCGTTGTGATGACTCCACCATGACGCCGTTGCCGACATGACGTTTGCTGCCTTGCGGCGCAGGCTTGCCCAACACAGTGAACGTAAAAGTGTTAGTGGATTGGTGACAATCGGCTGTAAGCTCGGTCAATGGCTGAGTTCAGAAGGATCTGAGCAAGTCTGGTCGGGCTGAGTTTAGCCTGCTCAAATTCCAATAGCTCTCCAGCAACTGAAACACTGGCCATGTTGTGGGCTGTTGCTTCTGAAATTTTGTTGAGCTTGTCAGCGCGTGATGGGTCAAGGGTGATTGAGAGTGATTTCATTTGAGGGAATCGCAAGCTTTTTGAATTCCTGCCTGGCAATCGCGGGCAGTTAGTTGATCAAGGGTGCTAGTCATGGAGTACCAAAAGGCACCGCCTAACAGCAGGGCAAACGCAATTGAGATAATGGCATTTGTTTTGAAGCTGCTGCGCTCAGGATCGTAAAATCGTGAACGCAGCTTAGAGGTTGAGTAGGTTTTCATGAGCTAAAGAGGTGTGCTCAAACGCATGATGACATAGGTGGTATGCCATGTCAACCAATGCGCTCAAGTTTTTCAAGGATTGCCCTGCGAGCCCAGACAGTCACAGGGATGTCAAGCTTTGCAGCTTCTGCTTTGCACCGCTCCAAAAGGTCTGGCTTAAGGGTGACGGATAGCATGTGACGGCGCTTAATTGTGCTCATGCTTCCTCCTTGTCGGTACGCTGGCTGTCGCGCAGCTGTTTGAGATGGTCAGGATAAACGCCAGGATTATGGCCTCGCTTATTGTATCTTGGCAAAGTTTTATCAAGTCGCTTAAGCAATCTGCGGTAAGCCTTTGGGTCATCTGCCTTTGAAGGTGTATTAGCCATTTGATTTATTACTGTTGTCACGACCTCCCGCATATACTGCCTCATTTCATCTGTCATTAACTGTGCATAGGTGTGCTGTCGGTTGCCGCGATCATCTTCTGGATTTATGTCTTTAAGGGTTTCATATATTTTTTCAGGCAGCCTGTGATAAACAAGCTCAGCAATGCAGACCTTGGCGTACGGGTGGCCAAGAGTAACTCCCGTGACCCGTGCAAAGTTTTTGTAAAAATCACCCCCGAAAAGAGGAAAGTGTTTACCAGCATCAAGGCGAATGGCCCAATCAAGCAATCTATCTTCGGTGGACCGTTCGTCTTGCACCCCAAACGCTTCTTGGTAGGTGCGTTCCAGCGAATGAACAGCGGAAAGGCCAAGCAGTTCAAGCGCTGGCTTGGAATACTTGCCGCCACCTAAGGCAATTTGCTTCCAGACCTCAACCACCATTGGAAGGTTGATCGTGTGTATGACTCCGCGTCCCACACCCGGACAATGCACTAATTTGACGACTGGGTCGTCATCATGCTCCCGGAGCCTAAAACCCAGTGTGTGACAGTCATCTGAAGGATTTTTGCCCGAATTCCCCGGAGCCAAAATGTTTTTCAGTTGTGCATTCACTAGGTAAGAAAACTTGCCGTCACCACCAATAGCGCGACCTGTGCTGGTAATGGACTGGCGAAACTCCCCGCTTTCCAGCATGTAACCGTCAAGTTCAATCGGGCCGAACTTGATTGTTTTGGGATAGGCGACGACTGGCTTTTGATCGCCTGCAAGGTCTTTGAGTGTTGGCAAGAGAATTAGATGCAACGCCATAGACCTTACAGCAATGCTGTAGGGCGTCAAGCGTTTTTCTTTTTTGCTTTACCCTTCTGCCGCTTCGGCTTGGCAGCCATCGTTTCAACAGTCTCTTGATACCCAGGAGGTTCTGGCACACCACCCTTGCTCAGGATCTCTGTCCAGTTCACGCCTGCTTAAACCAATCGCCTGTCTGGGCAAGTTCGGCAATGACTTCGTCTTTGATTTTGAATTTGCCCCATTTTTTTGAGAATTTTGAAATTGTTTCGTCAGGCATCACAACTTCAGCTGTCGCCCAGACATGATCACAGGCTTTGCACTGCCTGCGCCTGCTGATCGCCAAAGGACTGGTGTGGCGCGACTCCAAGACACAAATCCACGATGTGCCACATTTTGGACATTTCATGCTACAGGGTCACCAATTGGGTTGAGTTGCCTGAAACCGCCCCCACTGCTCCTCCCATTCCGCAATCGCTGTGTTCACATCCGTGAAAACGCAGCGTGTGCGCTCTGGGCCACAGATAACGCTAACCACATCGGTGACAGCGACTCTGTAGGGGGAGCCAGCCAGAAACGAGGCATATGCGCCAAGTTGGGGGATGGGCAGCTTCCGGCTTGATACAGCCTTTCTACTAGAGACCGTCTTCAAGTCGCCAAGGATCAAACGCTTCTCACTGGTTGCTCCCGTTTCCGTATTAGACGCCAGAGTCTCAATCAAAAAATCAAACGAACCTGAAACTCGTTTGATCCTGTCGCAGATCGGCATCTCTGTTGCAATTGTCGTGACGTCTTTGAACAGATCATCAGCCAGCAGCGGTTCAACCCATGCTGTCCACTTGTCATCGTAAATTGATCCTTCTCCATTCAGGAATTGATCGAGGACACGATGGATCGTGTCGCCTCGTATTTTCCAACCATCTTCACCATCTTTCGTGCGTTCGATGGCAGCTCGCTGAGCAGGCGACATATCCCACGAGAGAACCTGGGTCACGCTGTATGGGAGCCATTCTCCGTCCAGCATGTATCTGTGATGGTGGTCGCCGTAGAAGGTCAGGGCAGAATCAGGCTGAAACATGGGGGTTGCAGACGTGGGCGCATCGTGGCACACTCATGACGCAACAGCAACCGTTTGTGTGACGTCACTACACGTCCGAATCAGCCCAGATCAGCTCCAATGGCTCGAATCACAGACCAAACCATTCCACAACAAGTCAGACGTCATCAGGGATCTCATCGAATCCGCGATGCAAGGGCTTGACAGGGTAGCTAAATTAGCCACGTGCTCTGCTGGTGCGGAACCACCACAAGGTAACCTTGGCCCTCTCACAGGTAATAAGCCTTCGCTGAAGCAACCTGAGGCCAAGACACAGGTTCTAGAGTTGCAACAGCAACCTCTCAAGGAACCGGCTGTTTCCTCTCTTGCCCATTCTATTAACCACGAAAAAAAACATAACGTTATAAATTCGCCAGAAAAGGCGAGAAAACCGCGTGCAAAAAACACTAAGGGCACGCCTGAGTTCGAGGCATTTTGGAAGATCTATCTGCGCTGTCGCCATCGCGCTAATGGTCAATCAAAACCGAAAGCTTTCATTGTTTGGCAACAGCTTGTGCCTGAACATCTCACAGCTGACGATCTGACTCGCGCAATCGAGCAAGCGGTCAACGACATTGAATCTCGTCAGGCATTAGGTGAGTTTGCCTCACCCTTGCCTGATTGTTTCAGATGGATGAGAGATGAGTGCTACGCCGTCTACCTTGAGGATCATGAGCCGATGAAAACCAAGCCGTCCTGGAAACTATGAAGTTGTTTGAACCTGAAGCCGCTGAGCACTTCGTGTTTGCTGTTGTGCCTCTGAACGCCAAACACACTGATCTGCCCAGTTTCAAGGCTGTCCGTGCTGGTGACGTGGAGTCTGCTCTGAACCAGCTAGATGGCCGTGTAAGGCCCGCTGCGCCGTATTGCATGGGTCGCTACGACCATCTGGGTCGTTACGCCACGTACTGCCCTCCTGTGGACGGCGTAGCGCCTGGCAGGTTTATCCTGCATCCTCACGCGGATGCCGAGTACAAAGCCAGTCGTCCGTACTGATGAAAAAACTTTATGATCTTGGTTCAGTGGTTGCCACTTTGCGACGTGGAATTGAAAAAAATTATTGGACTTTCGAAGATCTTGATAACCCACCGCATGGATATGCCGGTAAGATAGAAAGCTATCGCAATTTGTTGCGAGAGCAAAAACAGCCCGAACGCGTGGAGGCAAGTCCTAACCCGCGTGATTTTATTGCACCTT